ATTACCCTGCCCTTGCCACGGTCAATCGTTACAACAAGGGCAGGGACTTACTACTTATGTTTTCGATACCGATGCGTTCGTAACGTGGGCTTCTTTCCCCTCCAGTCACATCCGTCAACTTCACAGGCGACCAAGCCGTCTGAAACTTCAACGGGGATAACCTCAGGGGTCGATTGGGTTCGCCCGGAACACCATCTACAAGTACAGGCATCGCTAGGCGGGTAGGGAAGCATCCCTATCTTAGACTTCCGTATTACATAATCAGGATTACCCGGTACGTTAGGTACTTCAGTCCCCACAGGAAACGCTATGTCACCATTCACTGTCATACCCGGGGCATGACGATACAAGGTCGTCTTTGGCTGCCACTCATCCAGGTATTCCATTGAATATCCACTAGATGCCAGTTCCTGGCGCATCTCACGCCTGTCCTTATATTGCACCATTATCTAATCCTTTACGCTATCGTTGAAGGAGCGGACGCATCATATGTCATAGCTGCCCCACGGCTATCGTCTAATTCAAAGACCCCGTAATCCGCTGTCAAAACTACCTCTGTAGCCCTTAACGATGCGTCTCGTTGTCGTTCTGTTCGGGTGTCTACCGACTTGAGAACCGCAAGAGCACTCTTGTCAGCTATGACGCCGATTGCATCATCAGCACTATCGACCGAAAGGTTGCCGTCTTCAAAGATAGGTACGCCGTTAAGCGGCCTGAGACCTGAGAAGAAGTTACCCAGTAGTTCGTCAGACCACCCAGCAGGTACTGGATACGTGCTAGAGGCTGTTACTGCGGTATTAGCAATTTGGAATACGGCGTTAGGGTGCTGAAGGATGTACACTTGGGACCCAAACTTATTAGCTTTTGCGTGTGCAATAGCTCCTGCTACGTTAGCAAGGCTAAAGGATTTCGTAGCTGCTCCAAGTGTAGTCCCACCATTAAGCCCTGAGTAGAGAGCATGAACGTCAGTGTCTTTCTTTCTAGCCATGCCGTCACCAAGCTGCCTGCCTACGATAGACATGACATTAGGTGCGCTCTGTCGCACGAGCTTGTCAGTAAGAATGATCTTGGCTCCGACCTCGGATGCCGTAAGGTCAACCGTGGTCATGCCAATATCTTCTTCATCAATAATGTCTTGCCCGTCAGTCAGGTCACTCATGGACATCTGTCCAACCTTTGGAACCGTTACCTGCTTTGCGCCCTTGGGCAGGCTGAAAGATTCTATAAGTGCCATTGCGGGGGCGTTGTGCTCTTCCGTGTATCGAGGAGGCGCAATGATTATGCGCTGTGCATTTTCTAGATTACCAGTTGTCGCTGTTTGTGCCATTACTAACCTCCTAAGTTAGTCTTATCCTAATAGTCTTGCTGCGGCTGCCACCGCTGCCGGTGACCGATCACCTGCTATGTATTTATCCAATAAATTATCCTCGGATCCTGTAGCTGCTGGAGGAGCGTCATTGCTGTCAAACGACTGTGCAGGAACCTGACTTTGTTTCAATGCAGCCAGCTCAGCCTTTAGTGATCGAGTTTCTGATATCCGTTTTGCTTCAACTTCCATCTCCTGGGGAGTATTGAAACGTTCCAAGGAACTCAAATCGTCCAGTCCTAGCTTGTGCTGCTTGGCAAAATGTAACGCTGCTGCACGCTGGCCTTCCTTAAAGACCCTAAAGTCTTCGGCCTGCTTTTGCAACTGGGCAGCCTCCTGGGTTCTACTAGCCCTATCCTGTGCAAAGTACCTAGCCTGCTCGGGCAAATACCCTTGTTGCTCTAGTTCTTGCTGCCATTGCGCAGTCTGACGTTCCAGTTGCGATTGCTGCTCAAGCTGGCTGTAATACTGCAACTGTTCCTGCTGTGCTTTGACCTGTGTTTGCAACTCGGAAAAGGATGTCGCATCTACCTGTGGAGCCGGTGGTGTCGGAGTTTCCTCCGGGGTGGTAGCCGTAGGATCACTAACAGGCGCAACAGAAGTTTCTGCAACAGGCGCTGCTGGCGTGTCTACGGTTTCCGATACGGGAGCTTCGTCCACTACACCAGGGTCGGGCACGTCTGCCCCAGGTGGAGTTAAATCTAGAACTCCCTGGGTATCTTGTTCGCCCCCTGCGTCTGGTGTATCAGCTCGTTCAGTTACCATAATTCACCTCCCATTCTAATAGTATACACAATTATTTTAATTCGTACATCACTTACGTTCCCTGTAAAATATAGCAGGCAACTCTTTATTCAAATATCGTTTCCGCAAATCTCGAGAAGCCGTATATTTACCCATGTAGTCACTTCCCAACAACGTTAGCAAGTTCTCCGGAATATCTACGGTATACTTCTCAATAAGATACCATTGCCGAACAGCCTGTCCAAGGGGAAGCGCCTTCCCTTCTTTAGTCTTTCCAGGTAATTGCTCGTCCCACTTATCTTCGAGCTCTTTCCATCCGTCCGACGTAAGTATCCGATGTTCTTTTGCGAGGCGATACTCTTCGTCGTCTCGCATTTCCCACAGATCTTCTACGTAATTCTGAAGCTGGTTATTGTTCTTCCTACGGATATCTCGGCTCTTCTGTTTTTGCTCATAGTGCTTTCTAAGAGCTTCCTTGTCCGTAGTAGGCGGGTCCTCTGGGTCGTCTTCATTGAAAATGTTTCGCCGTCTATCGTAGTAATCGCTCTGAAGCTCGTAAAACTCGGACTTCAACTTGCTCTCATCCTCGAACCCAACACGAGCATTAAGGGCGGCTAGCTGTACTTCGTAGTCTTCTCTGGCTATTCGCCACTTCCCAGCCGGGGTCTGAGTCCGGGTTATCCCCATCTCCTCATCTTGCCTCGCTTGATCCTCACCAGCTATCTTCTGTAGAAATTTAGGCAGGTTCGCATAAGGAGGAAAGTCTTGTCCCACAACACGCTCTAGGGCATTCACGATATCATCTTTAGTAAGGTAGGTACTAACACCCGTCCCGATAAAAGAACCTGTGCCTGCCAAAACAACCTCTCCCGCCTTACCCATAAGGGATCTAAAGCCTGAAACGTCATTAAGCTCATCCAGGTCAATACCGTACCGACCGTCCAAATGCTCCAGGGTCTCCTTAGAGAGAGTCACCTCCCCTCCTTCGTTCATAACCGCCGAGATATCCCTTTGCCACAATTGAGTTACAAGCTGTCCTATAACGGAATCCTCTCTTAATCTAAGAGGATCACGTCCAATTGGTGGGGTGAAAAGCTCGTCCCTAAAACTAACGTCCTCCCCGAGAAACCCTCTCCCTATCATGTACCGACTAGTCAACCCTATCTGGGGAGAAAGTTTAGACCTTAAGGCCCTCAATAGAAGTCCCCCACGGTCGGCTTCATACACTTGCCCAGTCTGATTCGATATAGACTCTTTGGCGATCATTCTTGCCGTGAGAGTACCTAACATTCCGAGATCTTTTAAGATATCAATGTTCGTCTGTCCGAACTGGAGCTCAAGAAATGTCGTGGACCTTGGATCTGTATCTACATCAAAATCGAGCCCAAACAGTTCTGCAATCCCCTTAGTAACTCCGAGAATCGTCAACACTGACCCAACAGTTGCTGCTGATCTAGAGGCTAAGTGCCTCATCAACAAACGAGTTGCCTTGTAAGAGTCCTTGGTAGCCAGTTCCGCATATCGTTGCCCTCTCAGGACAGGATCTTTGATTGCTGCTATCTCCTCAAGGTCGGTAGCAGTTTTTACCACAAACTGCCTCATCTGACCCCAGGTAGCATTTTTGGCTGCGAGGCCCAGCTCCTTGGCAACAACAGCAGCCATATACGGAGTTGATGTAGCCAACCGAAACGAAAAGAAGATAGAGCTTAACGCCTTATTAACAGTCTCAATGCCGAAGAAGCCAGGACCTCTACCGGTCATTGCGTTAACCATCCCAGCCAAAGACTTCATGGCTGCCTCATCCTGTGTCGCAGGATTTCTGTTCTTATCTAGGAAACGACTGCGCTCGCCTGCCTTATACGTCCCACTAAGAAGTCCTTCATCTTTCAGCTCTTGTTTCGACCTGCCAGCAGGACGATAGTTTATCGGTACTCCTGTCACCTTTTCGTATTCCCTTGCCATCAACTTAAACAATTCAAAGCGGTGTATGTTCAAAAAGGTAGCATGAAACCGCTCAGATGCCCGTACTAGAGGACCGTATCCAGGAATCTTGGTAGCCAGCGTAGAGATGTACTGTTCCTCACGGGCTGTTAACCCCACAGTAGGGTCTGATCCTTCAGGGGCTCGACTTACAGCTCCGCCACGCCTGCCAGCACTTATAGTAAGGTCATGAATAGACAGCCCTGCATCTAACGACATCTGGTAAGCAGGGTCAGCCTTTATATTCCGCATCGTATCCTGAACATGCTTCTCCCCACCTAACATAAATGCCCTAACTGCCAGTTTAAGAGCATTCCTAGCTATCTGACCCTGCTCCTTATTCATTGGAAAGAGTACATAGAATGCTTGCCGCATAAACGCACCCATATCTCCCATGCTCCACAGAGCCCTGGGAATGTTTGCTACGTCAAGTGCAAAATCCCCTTCTCCCTGTGCG